GGGTGACCTGAACTCAGAACTCGAGCGACACTTCATCAACCTGGCATACGAGGCCGCCTGTGCCATCATCGCCCACACCCACTAAAGCACCCATCCCGCCGACAACTAACCACCCACGGGGGGACTGCGACACACCAGCAGGCCCCCACCAACACCCCGCATGAGCACATGAACACCGAAACCACCATCATCGGCATCGCCCTCAGCGGCGACCGCAACGCCCTCATCGACCTTGACAACATCCACCCCCACCACTTCGCAGACACCCGCAACGCCGCCATCTGGCAACTCATCGAAGACTACAAGCAGAAGAACCCAGGCCAAGGACTCACCCCAGACCTCCTCCTCGACAAACTCCCCTCCATCACCACAGCCCACGTCACCCCCGACTACCTCCTCGACACCATGAACGGCGTCCACGGAGGCCACATCAACCTCGCAGGCGTCCACGCCAACAAGCTCATCGACGACACCGCGCGCCGACACCTCCACGACGCCTGCACCCGCGGCCTCCAAATCATCGAAGCAGGCGGAGACCCCTCAGACGCAGAAGCCAGCATCCGCGAACTCCTCAACCAAGTCAGCACCGGCAGCACCACCCTCGTCAACAACGACACCTGCCTCACACAAATCACCGACTTCACCACCAAAGCCACACCCTTCACCCCCACCCCCTGGCCCGACCTCAACCAAATCATCGGAGGCTGGAAACCAGGCGGCCTCTACGTCCTCGCCGCCAGGCCGGGCGTGGGCAAAACCTTGGCGGCCCTCCAAGCCGCCACCAACCTAGCCGACACCGGCCACGTCTACTTCGCATCACTCGAAATGGGCGGCCGCGAACTCTGGTCACGCATCATGGCCAACATCGCCAACGTCCCCGGCGACGCAGTAACCCGACGCCGCCACCCCACCCCCGACGAACAAGCCCGCATGACCGCAGCCGCCCCCCACCTCAGGCAACTCCCCATCCACTTCGACGACCGCGCAAACCTCACCATCGGAGACTTCGTAGCCACCACCAGGCTCCTCCACCGCCAACACGGCCTCACCGCCGCATTCATCGACTACATCGGCCTCATCAACGCCGCACCAGGCGACAGACGCGCCCGCTGGGAGCTCATCGGCGAATACACGCGCTCCCTGAAGAACCTCGCCAAAGACCTCCAAATCCCCATCTTCGCCATCGCACAGCTCGGAAGGCAGGCAGAACAGACCCCCGGCGGCGAACTCCAGCTCTCCCACCTCAGGGAGTCAGGCAACATCGAGCAGGACGCAAATGTCGTCCTCCTCCTCTCCTGCCCCCACGAGAATGGGATCACCGACTGGACCCGCGCCGACATCCACATCGCCAAGAACAGGGAAGGGCGCACCGGCCACGTCCTCCTCGAACGCGAAGGCGACTACTCCAGGCTCAACCACCTCGGCTGGACACCTGCAGGTCACTGAGGAAACCAACAAGGGGGCCCATCACCATTGGTGGGCCCCCACTGCTTGACAATCGTGTCCCACCCTGTCTATAGTAAGTGCATCGGCAAACGAGAAGCCCC